CCTGAAGAAAGAGAATTGAAGCGTCTCCAAGAAGAGAATCAATTCTACCGAAGCAAGGCAGACTCTCAACGAGCGGCTGAGGCCAAACTCAAAGAGCAGCAGACCCTTGAACAATCGGTGAATGAATTGATTGAGCAGTCGGGGATGAATAAAGAATCTTTCGTGAAAGCGTACGATGACCTGGTGAGCACAGGGATGCAGCCAGCCGAGATTACGCCTAAGATGGTCGCTCAGTTCTATGCAACTAGCAAAACCATCGAGACGGTGACATCAAAGCTGAGTGATCTCGGTGAGCAATATGCAACACCAGAAAACATCGAGAGGCTTTCAATGCTGGCCAATCAAACCTCGGCTTCGCCCGAAGAGATAGACCAGATAATACAAGCGCTTTACGCCAATGAGGCCGAAAAGAAGCTTGCTAAAAAATTTAACAAAACTGTGAAAACTAAACAAAAGGCTATGGGCAATAGAAATGCGGCGACTTCGCCAAACTTCTTTGATGACCTGTAAGACCTTGAAAGGATAGAATAAAATGGCTTCGTTTAATCTAACGTCTGCCTCTAACCTATTTAAAATTAAATACGGTAAGCTGGCTGAAAACGTCTATAACTCGGCTAACGTTCTTTTGGGACGTTGTAAGAAAGAATTTAACTTTGTCGGTAAGCGAATGGACATCGCAGTTCCTACCTCCTTTGCGGGCGGTGTGAGCTCTGGATCTCTTCCTATCGCTAACTCTGCAGCTATTGAAGATGCAGTGATTCAGGCAAAGAAAATGTACGCTGTTGGTCAAGTTGACCGTGAAGCGATCAAGGCTGCTTCTTCTTCTGAAGGTGCTTTCCTTGAGCTCACCAAGTTCTCGACTCAGAAGGCAGTTGAGAGCTGGATGCGTAATATGAGCCGTTCGTTGTTCAACGACGGAAGTGGAAAGCTTGGAGTTTCTACTGCAGCTGCTGCTGGTGGATCTGCTGCTTCTCCAACCATTGTTATTTCGACAGCTTCATGGAAGGAAGCAAACTGGGAAGAAAAAGATTATATTATGATCGATTCTTCGGCTAATGCTTACTCCACCAGCAACATCTGGGAAGTTGTGTCGGTAGCTCCTTCTACCCGCACGATCACCCTTTCTCGTATTGCTGGATCGGTTGACTTAACCGCAGATAGCGGCGCTAAGACTGTCTATATGCAGTATTCAAAAGACAGCGATCCATCGGGACTAAAAGGTGTTCTTGATGCTACTTCCAGCACCCTCTACAGCATCACTGTAGGCCGACGCTGGCAGGCTTCCTCGCAGATTGCTGCGGGCGGCGCTGGTATTACTCCAGACATCTTGAACCAAGCTATGATGGAAATTCAGCGCAAGTGCGGCAAGGTGCCAAACTTGATCATCACCAGCTTCACACAGTTTAGAAAGCTGTTGAACGTACTTGAAGATGCGAAGCAATATGTTCTTGATCCTCGTTCTCAAGACCTTGTTGGAAAAATCTCCTTCAAAGGTATTGAGTTCATGTCGGCTGCTGGACCTGTTGGTATCTTCCCAGAGCGCTTCTGTGAAGACGATCGAGTGCTGTTACTCAACGACCAATACGTCACAATACACCATCGACCCGACTTCGGATTTTTTGACGATGACGGAACTGTGTTCTTGCGAGATGCTTCGTCGGATAGCTACAGCTTCCGATACGGCGGCTATCTTGAGACTTACATCGTGCCTCCAATGCACGGTGTGATCACTGGGCTTGCTACCTAATTGACTACATGAGGGGGTGGGGTAACTCACCCCCTCTTTTACAAACCTCACGGAGGGTTTATGTTAAGAGAAATTAAATCAACGCAACGATTACCACGACAGCTGGCTCTGAAAGTAAACGGAGTCGGCGGAAGCCCATCGATTTTAATTGGTGGATTTGATGCAACCTTGGCTGACAACGGAACTGGAGATTATACTCTGACTTTCGCTAAGCCATTCGCACGAGATCCTGTTGTTGTTGCTTCATGTGTAACGGCTACCTGCTATGCTGAAGTAGCTGCATCAAGCGCAACATCGGTTCAGATCCTGACTAAATCAAATGCAAACGCAGCAACTGATGCTGTGTTTCATGTGATCGTTCAGGGTTATGATGCCGCTGATCAAACCTAATTCGGGATTGCGTCGGTAGCTCAGTGGTAGAGTAGTCTTGGGACGACGGTCGCTAAGACTGGGCGCTGGTTCGATTCCAGCCCGACGCTCCTAAAATCGAGGATACAATGGCAAGTGTTAATCAATTAGTTTTAGTTGACGGCGCAATCAGTGGAAATACCGATACTGCTGGAGTAAGCCTAGAAAGTTTACAAGTAGATCAAATCGGAACTCTGGTGTTAAGCGCTCTTGGGGCAGGAACAAGTTTAGTAGTTAAAATTCAACGCTCTGTAGATAATGTAACCTGGTTTGACTGGATTACGTTTGCAGCAAAAACATCAGCAGTAAATGAGTTGGTTGCCGCAACTACAGCAGGATTAAGCTATGTTCGAGTGAGTTTAGCTTTTACTGGCGGCACAACAACGTGTACGGCTAAGGTTGTTTTAAGCTACGATAAAAAATCTAAATGAGCCGAGTAGACTTATATCCTAACAAGAATTCGCCTCCAGCGGATGCTCAGATACAGACCGGAACCTTGTCTGGGCTGAAGGTGGGGGCGGATACCTACGTCTTAGGGGGTTCGCTTGAAGTTACATCGCCAGCAGTGGCCCTTCAAGTGGATGACGTAGGTGGCACAGTTCTTTATGTTGGAGAGGCCATAGCTGGTACACCAACATCGACAGCTTTATGGCGCATTAAAAAAATTACTTTTACTGGTGATGACATATCAATTCAGTGGGCAGGTGCTGGAGCTTATGGTCTTATCTGGGACAATAGGTTAGCCTACACCTACACTTGAGGGGTAAATGGCAACAGTTAACGTCACAACATCGCAGAACCTAACCGCCGTTACTTATGCTGCGGACGATGACTTAGTGATTGCCGCCGGTGTTACGCTAACAATCACAGCCACTCCTGCTACTAGAATCCGATCAATAACTGGGCTTTTTCCAACATCAAAACTTCAGGTTACCAATACTTCGACCGCCAATATGCTTCGCTTGGGTTTTACTCCCAACAACACTGGAGCAATAGTTGGTGCGCTACGTTTTGAAAACGGCGCTGTCTGCCAGATGGATGGGGATTGGATTTCTATTTACACCGGAACAGGAGCAGCTAACCAAACTGTTCTGGCTAACCTAACCTCAGTTGGTGGAGCGCTTTTAGATTATCTTCCTCATGCAGAAGTGGAAACAGGAAGCGGTACTGGAGTTTATAAAAAATGGATAGTGATGCCCAAGGCGGTGACAAATTTTACTCGATCGCCGTATGGATTCAATAGTCCTAATTACACAACGGGAACGGTAGCCGTTGCTTCAACAGGAGTCGTGACTGGTGTTGGTACTGGTTGGACAGCGGCACTAACAAATAAGCGGTTTAGAGCAACCGGACACACTCAAGATTATATCGTTTCTGCGTTTACCAGCGCAACATCAATTACAATCGTAAACCCAGACGGTACTACATACAGCGGAGCGACAATCGGAGCAGGTACTGCTTATCAGGCAAAGATTGGCGCTGCCTACGATGTTGCTGAGCTTGGCTCAGGAGCAGAAAGCGGTACTGCTCTATGGTATGATCCACTCACAAGCGCAATCACTTGTGGTGACGGGACAAACGGACTTGTTATACCAAACGGATCTAAGGTTAGAATTCCAAACATTTTTGTTACAGCCGACACACCAACCACAACACTTGCAGCCGCAATTACAGGAACAACAGCAGCAAACATCAGTTTAACAAGTGGCGCAGAGTTTCCAACAAACGCTGGCGCTTATACCGATGCCGGTGTTCCTGTTGGAAGTCTTTTAATTATCGACTCGACATCCGGCGAAGCCGAGAGAATTGGTTATACGTCAAGAACTACTAACACAATAAACTCAGCCGGAATGGTTCGAGGTGCTTACTTTACTCCAGCAAGAACGCACGCGAATGGTTCGACTGTTTATTTTATAGCAGCAAATACTCACTACACTGCACCAGCACTTGATTTACAGACTGGCGGGTCGCTAATTTGTAAAAATGTAATTTTTGGAAATAGGTTTGCGCTTGTACAGTCAAACAACGCTGCCGGTTTTTTAGCTTCAAAGTCTCTTTATTTTGAAAACTGCGGAATCAATGCAAGCTTTGTTGGTCAAACCAGTGGCGGCACTGACTCACTTACAATCAAAAATTCTGTTTTAAATAAAACCATAAATTGTTCAACTAACAGCATAACTGGTTCGCAGTACACCATTAGTAACCATACTGGCGACATTAAAATAAACGACGTTTTTGTAAATGCGGATTATTCTCGACAATCTCAAAACGCAATTACTGTTGGCCTAAACATTACACAGTGTCCAAACATATCAGAGTTTACAAAAATAAAAGCTTGGGCGCATAGGCTACAAATCAATACAGATAACAGCCTTTCAGTCACAAATTTAAAAAACATTGCTGTAGAGGATATTTATAGCACGCAAGCTTTTTCGGTGACTAACTGCACTGATTGCACATTTAATAATCTTTATTTTGCAAACGGATGCTTAGATCCAAACTTTGGTAATCTTGGGGGTGGTGGGTTAACTGTTGGCGACCAGTGTCGTGGAAATGTGTTTCGAAACATAAAAAACTACGACAGCCTTCGTTCTCCAAGATTGTACCTTGTTGAAGCAACAAACGGATCAAGCAACAATGTGTTTCAAAACAAAACTGTCACTGTTGATTTAAAAAGCTGGGGCAGCTCTAGCTTTTTAAATAACTTAGGAAAAGATAATACATTTGCATATTTCACGCTTATAAACGGAAGAGGCGGAAGCCCAATAACGCTTAACAATGTTAATTCTGGAACGCGCCTGATTAAGCTGCGCTTTTTGAATTATACTAGTCCACTTGTTGCTCAAAGCGGACCATATACGCCTTACGCTGGCTATGTGGATAACATAATGGGTCCGCAGCCAAATTTAGGGTCACAATCTAATTTTGATGTTCAGCCGTTTACCGTTCTTGACGATAGTTCCACGGCAACTGGAGGATATCTGGTTTGTGGGCCGTTTCTTCCTGAAGACAGTTTTTCTGCTTACATATCTGGACTGAGCACCACTGCTTATTTAACCGGATTAAACGAGCTTTATATCACTACGAGTGGTGATCAAGTCATTGTTTCATCCGTTTACCCAATGAAGGGAATTTCTCAATTCGATACAAGTGGCACAATTACCTATCAAGGCACAAGTGCCACCACGGGTTTGACCTATGAATTTAGAATGGTCAACTGGGGCGATGACATTACTCTTGCCGCATGGCAGGCGTTTACTCTTACTGATTTGGAAAACACAAGAGCAGCTCTAACGGGATATTCTAGCTCCGTTGGAA